GGAATTAAAGACATCCTCATTATCTCCACCCCCCAGGACCTGTCAAACTTCCGGCGGCTTTTGGGGAATGGGGAGCAGTTTGGCATCCGCCTTTCCTACAAGGAGCAGCCCTCCCCGGACGGCCTGGCCCAGGCGTTCATCCTTGGGGAGGAGTTCATAGGGGATGACCGGTGCGCTATGATCCTGGGGGACAACATTTTCTACGGCGCGGGCTTGACTGCCCATCTGCGCCGGGCGGTAGAACAGGAAGATGGTGCCACGGTGTTCGGCTACTACGTGGAGGACCCGGAGCGGTTCGGCGTGGTGGCGTTCGATGACACTGGCCGGGCGGTGTCCATAGAGGAGAAACCAACCCACCCCAAATCCAACTACGCCGTCACCGGCCTGTACTTCTACGACAAAAAGGTCTGCGAACGAGCTAAGGCCCTAAACCCCTCTCCCCGTGGCGAATTAGAGATCACGGATCTGAACCGCGTTTACCTGGAGGAGGGCAGTCTGAACGTCATCACCCTGGGCCGGGGCTACGCCTGGTTGGACACGGGGACGGTGGACTCCCTGTCAGAAGCGTCGGAGTTTGTGCGTGTGATCGAGTCCCGGGAGGGAATCCAGATTTCCGCGCCGGAGGAGATTGCCTACCGGAACGGGTGGATCACTCGGGAACAGTTGGAGCGGTCCGCAGCAGCCTACGGCAAGTCCCCCTATGGGGCCCACCTGCGGAAGGTGGCGGACGGAAAGTACATCTATTGAGGTGGCTGGAATGAAACTGACAGAGACAGAGCTTGCCGGGGTGTACATCATAGAGCCTGCCGTGTTCGGTGACCATCGGGGCTTCTTCATGGAGAGCTGGTCCCAGCGGGACTTTGAGGCGGCAGGACTGGAGTACCGATTTGTCCAGGACAACCACTCCTCGTCCACGGTGAGGGGTACCCTGCGGGGTATCCATTTCCAGCGGGGGGAGAAGGCGCAGGCAAAGCTGGTACGGTGTACCCGAGGCGCGGTGCTGGACGTGGCAGTGACCAGCCCGGAAGCGTGTTATGTTGATGTGCGTGTGATACTGCGGGACGGGCAGGAAACAACGGAAGCGGTGCTGGCAGAAATAGAAGAAGCGTTGAACGCTTCCGACATTAGACCGTTGACGGACGTTGTGACCGTATCTGCGCCGGAAACGGTGGACTTTTCCATTGACGCTACTTTCTGGATTGCGCAGCCGAACAAAGAGAGCGCAGCGGCGATTGAAAGGGAAGTGCGGGCAGCGGTTGACAGCTTCATTGTGTGGCAGACTTCAAAAATGGGGCGTGATATAAACCCGTCATATCTGACAAAATTGATGATGGACGCAGGGGCAAAGCGTGTGGAGGTAAGACAGCCGACATTCAAGACCATAGCAGACATTGCAGTTGGGAAGCTGAAAAACAAGACTGTACTGAATGGGGGGTTGGAGGATGTCTGAAACAATCTATGAAAGCGATTTTACAAAGTATCTGCCGCAGCCCTTGACGCATGACCCCAAAATGATTGCGCTTGCAAAGGCGGCGGCTGACGAACTTCTTCAAGTTTCCGGGGCGGTGGAAAACGTGCTGATATATTCACGCATTGACGAACTGCCGGAAGAACTTGTGGACATTCTGGCGTATGATATGCACGTTGACTGGTACGATTTTTCATACCCGCTGGCGGCGAAGCGTGACTTGCTGAAAAGCAGCGTCCGGGTGCATAAGAAAATGGGGACGAAGTACGCAATAGAAAAAGCGTTGTCCGCATTGTACCCGGAAAGCGAAGTGGAAGAATGGTTTGAATATGAGGGAGAGCCGGGACACTTCCACATTGTTTGTGATGTGACAAATTCAAGGATAACTGCAAGCTATTCAGATATAGTCCGGGCAGTAAGGCTATACAAAAGGCTTTCTGCGCACATGGATGAAGTTGTGTATCAATCGCACGTCCATTGCGAGATACACACGCACACGGACTTTTTCTTGTACCACGTCCCAATGACCGGGAAGCTGAACGCAGGGACGCACCCGCAGCGGAACAGACGGGGCGTGAACTACGGAGGCAATATTGTTGTAGGGACGGAAGCGGCGGGGTTTATATTCGTGAACCCGGCAGCAGGGACGGTCCCGGAAAGAAACACGGTATTCCATAGCAGAATGACGCAGATTGACGCAGAAACGGCGTTGAATGTGTTTGGGTATAGAAATATACCCGCAGGAAAAATAAACGCAGGAGAAGCCCCACAGCGCAGCCACAGAGGGGGAAGCGCAGGGGCGGCAGTGGAAGCGCAGGGAGAAGCAGAAGCCCACGTTTTCACAAGCCCGGCAGCGGGGACGGTCCCGGACAGAAGCACGGTGCAGCGGACGGAGGGCGGGGCGGTGGAAAACACGGTGCAGGCTGCCGGGTTTTCGTTTTCTGTCAAGCAATGCGGAAGCAGCCGGAAACTTTAAGCAAAGGAGGGAAGAACCATGCTGACAGCACAGGCAAAAGAAGACTTCAAGCAGTTTATTGAAAGAATTATTTCCTATGCGGTTGTGACGGTCAACGGGAAAGCGGAAAAGAAAGTCATACACCGCAGGGAAAGGCTTTCTGACGGCAGGGTTGCGGTATATATTGCAATCACGCCGCAGCTGGGGACGGCTGCAACAATCCAGAAAGTGCAGCTTTACAACACGGCTGGCAAGCTATGGGCAGAGAAAGCAGAAAATATCAGTCTTTCCAATGTCCAAGAGGGCGCACTGTACAGATTTGTTTTTGACTTTGTAGAAAAGGAGGTGTGAAACAATGTATAGCCCTACATTATGGCAGGACCATGTGACGGAGTTTGAGAACCGATACACGGAAAGCCGGAACGAAGATGGGACGATAACCCATACCCCGGTAGAGGGTGAAATAATCCAGCAGGGAACGCCGCAGAACGCAACGAACTTCAACCACATGGAAGACGGCATTTCAAATGCCGGGGAACTGGCGGCACTGATGGCGGTAAGTGCGATACACCAGCAGCAGTCATTGAAAGACCAAGCCGGGGAAACAATGACGGTGACGCTGACAAATTCGCAGGAATACCCGTTCAACAATTCCGTGAAAACCGTATCACTGGCGCAGGAACGCAACCACGCAGACTATACCGTGGCGGCAGAGGTCGTGGAGTATTCCGGGGGATTTCCGGGGGAAATCCTTATTTCAGCAAAGCTGCTGAACGGCTTCAAGGTGGCTTCCACCGGGAGCGCAAAAAGCGTCAAGGTGAAATTATATGTGAAAGGTGGGTTTTATTGATGGCGGCGGCAGTAATAATCAAGCAGGAGGGACGCAGGGCGCATGAAGAAGCGGTGCTGCGTTCTTTTGGAGTGCAGGGAAAAGGGACAGCAGCCCAGCGGGAAGCAGCGGAAGTCATTGCTGCCCGTTCGGTTGAAGTAGTAAAAGGAGGTAAAGGCAATGGCAAAAGATACTACTAAAATTAAAGTAGTGGAGAAGACACCGGGCAGACCGCACATTGATTTTGCAGTGTCCGGGGGAAAGAAAGTCACGTTCGGTGATGATGAACTGACAATCAATCTGGCGGCAAGGGAGCGTGACGAAGCAGTGACGTTGGACATTTGCATTGACGCTGAAAGCGGCATTGTGATTGGCGTGGGCGGCACGGCGCAGAAGTACGCAGCCCAGATTGACATTCCGGCAAGGCGTTATGACGTTATCGAGGACGGCGAAGACGAAATGACCGGGGAGGTGCGGGAAATCCCCATGCCTATCCCGTTCGACATTTCACTTTGCACGATTACATTATGGGAGGTATGAGAGAATGGGCAATTTTGATGATTTAAGCATGGCGGTTGCTTCTTTTGGCGGCAATAACAAGGTCATTTTTGACGATTTGGAAAAGCCGTCTATCATGGTCGGTATTCCGAAAATGAAATACTCTGACCTTATAACCGGGGGGACGCAGGACGTTCTGGACGTGTTCAAGGTGGACGGCGTGGAAAGGGAAATGCTTTACATTTCCAAGTACATCAATGTTGTGGTCAATGACCGTGCATATTCCCTGCCCATGAAAGACCCGAAAGCATACATTGACTTTGACACGTCACTTGCGGCTTGCCGCAGGAAAGGTGCGGGCTGGGGACTGACCCCGAATGGCTTATGGGGCGCAATCATGTTGTGGTGCAACCGCAACAATTTCCTGCCCCGTGGAAATACGAACTGGGACAGAAGCTATGAAAAAGCCTATGAAAAGGGCGTGAACACATATATTGACGGGGACCACAAGGGCGGCAGGACTGCAACGGGCAGCGGACCGGTCACATGGTATCATGACGGCAGCCCGGCAGGGATTGCGGACCTTTGCGGGTGTATGTGGGAATGGGTCGCAGGGCTGCGCATTGTCGGCGGCGAAATCCAGATTATCCCGTATGGTAACAGCATGAAAGCTGACTGCGATATGTCCGCAGGAAGCACGGAATGGAAAGCGATAAAGCCGGATGGGCAGTTTGTAAATCCCGGAACGCCCGGAACGCTGCACTATGACCTTGTAAGCGGAAAGATTGTCATAGGAACCAGCACCAATTCCACGTTTGCCAACAATATCCCGCTTTCTGGGTTGGCTGCGGCTTCCGGCGTAAGTATTCCGCAGATTGTCAAGGCACTGGGGATGATGAAAGACAGTGCGGACATTTACCCGGCAAGCGGACACCAGCTTTATGTGAACACTGACGGCGAGCGGCTGCCGTTCCGGGGGTCTAGCTTCAGCTACACTTCCTTCGGCGGTCTGGGTGCGTTGTACTTGAACTACGCCCGTTCCTTCGTCAGCAACAATGTTTCGTTCCGCTCCGCTTATGATGAAAAACTGGCAACTGGCAACTGATGAACTGCGGGGCTGGCGGCAGCCAGCCCCTACGAAAAATTTTGAGCAAAGGCAGGGGGCAGGAAATGCAGGAAAATTCAGCGGAAGAATTGCCGCAGCTTGACGCAGTGCAGGACAACGCCACGCAGGAGGATTTTCACACAAAGAACAAAATTTATGAATTGCTTCTTTACGCAGGACCGCAGCTTGAACAGTTTCCGAAGTCGCAACGGCGGCTTTCAGACGAAATCCGGGGAACAATGCTGAATATGCTGCGGCTTGTGGTGACGCTGGAAAACAAGCACTACAAGAAAACAACGCTGGGCGATTTGGACAATGAAGTTGACGTGTTGCGCCACCTTGTAAGGCTTGCGGCAGACCCTAACTATATGAGGGACAAAAAGCCGTGTCTGCCTATAAAGAAATATGAGCAGATTTCACGCAAAATAAATGAAATCGGCTGCATGATAGGCGGGTATTATAAATCACTGAATGGCAGCCCGGCAGCCCAGAGCGGCGCAGGGAAGCCGAAAAAGAAATAGAAAGCAGGGGCATTGCCCTTGCTTTTTATATATGGGAATAAGCCGTTAGTAGGGTATTGCCGTGCCGTTCCGGGGGTCTAGCTTCAACAACACTTCAAACGGCGGTCTGGGTGCGTTGAACTTGAACAACGCCCGTTCCAACGTCAACAACAATGTTGGCTTCCGTTCCGCTTCACCCCATTTTGCCAGCAGTCACAAGCACAAGTGCTTGTGTCCCGTGCGTTTGGGTTTAAGGGGCTTATTTCCATTCCGAGGGGACCGGCAGGGACCCGCAGGAAAAAGATTGAATTGCCGTGAAAACTGTTAGTAAGCCGCAGCGGATTTCCGGGCGGCTGAAAGCTGGCAGCAATGCCGGATGAATAAGTTACGTTTGAAATGGGAGAGAACCAGAGTAGATTTGCGCGGCGCATTTTTTATTGATTGGAGGGAAAAGGGATTGCAGACCATCAAGAATATTTTCCCGTTGATATATGACTTTGAAAATCTTTTCAGTGCCTACAAGAAAGCCATATCCTGCAAACGGTACAGACCAGACGTGATGGAGTACACGGACCGGCTGGAAGAAAATCTGATTGAATTGCAGAATGAATTTATCTGGAAGACTTACAGTGTGGGACGGTACAACATTTTCTATGTGTATGAGCCTAAAAAGCGTATGATTATGTCACTGCAATTCAAAGACCGGGTGGCGCAACACGCCATTTACAGTATCTTGAACCCGTATTTTGAAAAGCAGTTTATTTCCGACAGCTACGCTTGCAGGGTCGGAAAAGGTACGCATAGAGCAGTCCGGCAGCTGCAAAGGTGGTTAAGGAAGACAGATAGAAGTCTGAAACGCTTTTACTATTTGAAACTGGATATTTCAAAGTATTTTTACCGGGTGGACCATGAAGTTTTGATGGGGATATTGCAAAGGAAGATTGCTGACAAGGATTTGCTGCACGTCCTATCAGTAATCATAAACTGCGAGGACACCCATTTTGGGCTGCCGCTGGGTGCGGATGTGGGCAATGTTGCCTATGATGAACTACTGGGAGAAGTAGGGCTGCCGATTGGCAATCTGACTTCACAGATGTTCGCCAATCTGTATTTGAACGAACTTGACCAGCACTGCAAGCACCATTTGCATTTAGTTTATTACATACGCTATATGGATGATATTATCATCCTGCACCATGACAAGAAATATCTGGAAAAGATAAAGCAGGACATAGCAAAATTTCTGGCTGACAATCTGCATTTGCAGCTGAACAACAAAACGTGCATAAGACCAACGAGTATGGGCATTGAGTTTGTCGGCTTCCGGGTATGGTCAACACATATCAAACTACGGAAAAAGACAGCAGAGAAGATGAAGAAGCGGTTGAAGTATATGTTTGCAGCGTATAGGACCGGGGAAGTTGACCGGGAAACGCTGGACCGCAGCATTGCTTCATATAGGGGCATTTTGCAGCACTTCAACAGCTACGGTCTGCGGCAAAGTCTGAATGAACTTTACAAAAAGGAGGTAAAGGAGGAAAAAGAGAAAATGCAGGAAGAAACAACGGAAAGAAAATGCACGGAAAGAAAGTGCAGGAACTGTAAAAACTTCTATACGGACAATTTCTGCGGATATAATGCTTGCAACTGCAAAGTTTATGGTTCGCTGGATGTTGACCAGAAAGAAAGACACCCGGACACGGCAGCGGAAACTTGCCCGGATTTTAAAGGGAGGTGAAGACAGAGCATGGAAGCAGTACAGACGTTTGACCCAGCCGCCGTCTGGGAGGCGGTCAAGACGGTTTTATCAGTGCTGGCAGCGTGTGGGATTGTGATTGACCTAACGCCGGGCATAAAGTTTCAGCCCGTGCGCTGGGTCTTGAAACGGCTGGGAAATCTCATAAATGCCGGGGTAAATGAGCAATACGAAAAGATACAGAAGCGGCTTGACGAACTGCAAATGGAAGTGACGGAATTTAAGGTTGACAGCTGGCGCACGGAAATTCTGGACTTTTCCGACAGTTGCATGAACCATAGGCGGCACACCAAAGAACAGTTTGACCATGTGATTGAAATACTTGATAGGTATGATAAGTATATCACGGAAAACAAGCTGACCAACGGGCAAGTGGATGTTGCCCACGAATACATTCTGGAAATTTATAAGCAGTGCATACGGGAAAATGACTTTGCACTTGACGAAGAAGAAGAAAAAGCCCGGAAAGCGGCTGCAAGGGAAGCCAGAAACACAAGGAATGGAGGGAAAGAGAGTTGAAGTATTTTCTGTTATTCGCTGCCGGGTTTTTGCTGGCGGTCGTGCTGATTGTCGTTTGCAATCTGCCGGACATACGCAGAAGACGCAGGAAGCGGAAAGAGGAATTGCAGCAGCACCCGGAAAGGAAAGGCGGCACAACAAAAGTGCTGCTTTTTTCAATCCTAATGACCTACTACATAGCATTTGCGGTGGGGGTCTGGGTGGTTATCTTCAAAGACATTTACCAGCTGGGAACGCTGCTGACATTCACGGGCGGCGTGACCGCTGCCGCAGTCGCTTTCTACTGCTGGAAAGCAAAAGCGGAAAATCTGCTGAAAATCAAGGCAGGAAACCCGGATTTGTGCGGGTCGCTGTCTGATTTCTCAAACATGACATAGGAGGTGGCAGGAAGTGAACGAAGCAGGAAAGAAAGAGGTTGCGGCGGCTGCCGCAACCATTATTTTTGCCAATGAGGGCGGTTATTCTTCCGTAAACGCCAACGACAACGGGGCAGTGAGTGTGGGGAAAATGCAGTGGCACGGAAACCGGGCATTGTCGCTGCTGAAAGAGATTGCACAGAAGATGGGGAAGCCCGCAGCGGAAAACATTCTGGGGGCGGCATTGCGCAATGAAATTCTGACCGCCGCCAGCTGGCAGACCCGGACAGTTTCGGCGGCAGAGAAAGCGAAGCTGTCAAGGCTTCTGGACACGCAGCAGGGCAGGGCGGCGCAGGACGCACAAGCGGAAGCGGATATTTTGGCGTATGTGTCGCACGGCGTAAAGCTGGGGATTGAGGACCGGCAGAGCCTTGTATATTATGCGGATTTA